ATTCAACAAAGTATAGAATTTTATAGGAGTTACTATGGCTAGAAAAGAAGGACTTAGACCTATTGGTGAATCAGTAAAAAAAATTATTGAAAAAATCCGAAGGGAAAGAGAAGAAAGACAAAAGAAAGGTAAGCCTATTAGAACTCAACCTAAACTACCTGGTCTTAAAAAAGGAGGAGACGTGAAAAAAATGATGAGTGGAGGTTTTGGTATTTTTTCAAAAAAGAAAGCTAAAGCTGATGAACCTGATAAAAAAGAATCTAATGAAGTAAAGAAAAAGAAAAGATTAGAAGAACTTAAAAAAGAAATTGATGGAATGAAAGAAGGTGGTAGAGCTAGAAAACCAATCAAAGTTAAAAAAATTGCAATTGGTATTGGAAAAGCAAAAGACTATCCTGGTATAAAAAAAATAATTGAAATGAATAAAAAAGGTAAAAAAAGATTTGCTGAAGGTGGTATGATTCCTAAAACACCTAAACAAAAAAAATTCGCAGCATTAGCTGAGCCTAGGGATAAAATAACCTATGCTGATAAAATTGCAGGTGCTACGGGTAAATCCAAAAAAATGAAACAAGGCGGTATGGTCAGAGGTGGCGGTGCAGCTATAAAAGGAAACAACTTTAAAGGAGTGTTCTAATGGACAAAATAAAACCTAAAAAGAAAATGGCTATGGGCAAAATGATGGGCGGTGGAATGTCTAAAAAACCTATGGCTTATAAAAAAGGAGCCATGGCAAAAGCTGGTAAAATGATGGGCGGTGGAATGTCTAAAAAACCTATGATGATGAAAGGTGGCGTTGCAGAGGCTGCTCGAAAAATAAAAAATAAAAGAAAAAAATAGGAATATGTTAAAATGGCTACATCAGGAACTACAGCATTCGATTTATCAATTGATGATATCGTAGAAGAAGCGTACGAGAGATGTGGCCTTTCAACAAATTCTGGTTATGATTTAAAAAAGGCAAGACGTGGTTTAAACGTTTTGTTTTCAGAATGGGGAAACAGAGGTGTTCATCTCTGGAAAGTTGAAAAACAAGTACAAGCATTGACTGCTGGTACAGCAACTTATACCACACCAACTTCAACTAATGATGTGTTGGAAGCATATGTTTCAACAGCTTCTGCACCTGGTACAAATGTAACTGATGTAACTTTATCAAAAATTGATAGATCCACATACGCTGCTTTACCTAACAAAGGTGCAACAGGTCAACCATCGCAATATTATGTTGATAGACAAACAACACCTACCATTACTTTGTATTTAACACCAGATGCATCTACTTATACACATCTTTGTTATTACACTTTAAATAGAATAGAGGATGCAGGAGCATACACAAACAATCCAGATATACCTTTTAGATTTTTACCTTGTATGATCTCAGGATTAGCTTTTTATCTATCTCAAAAATACTCGCCTGAAAGAACACAATCCTTAAAATTGTATTATGAAGATGAATTAAAAAGAGCTCTTGATGAAGACGGTCAAAGAACTTCTGTATTCATATCTCCAGCTAACTACTATCCAACGAGGAACTAATGGGAAGATTTGCAAAAGGTAAAAATTCACAAGCCATATCAGATCGTTCAGGTCAAGCATTTCCATATTCAGAAATGGTAAAAGAATGGAACGGATCTATTGTTCATATTTCTGAATTTGAGGCTAAACATCCACAGCTTACACCAAAAGTTTATGGTGCGGATCCACAAGCTTTATTAGATGCAAGACCACAAAAACCAGATTTAACAAAAAGTTTTACTTTGTACATAAATAACAATCCAGATAATTTACCACAATTTAACAGCTTCAGCATGTTACCATCCTCTAGTGATAATATTATAGGAACTTCATTAACAAGTTTTTCTGCAGAAACTGCAATTGGTAATGTAACAGTGAGTATAACGTAATGGCTATAACTTATTCAGATTTTCAAACACAAGTAAGAGCTTACACTGAAGTAGATAGTAATGTTTTAAGTGATACTCTCATTGATCAATTTATAAGAAATACGGAGTTAGACGTTGCAGGAAAAGTAGATTATGATGATATTAGAAAATACGCTACGTCTTCATTCACAGCTAATAAAAGATACCTAGTAACACCAGCTGACTTCTTAATTATCCGTTCTTTACAAGTTTTTGCTGATACTACAATTACTTCAGAGAGAACTTTTATGGAAAAACGAGATACAAGTTTTATCACAGAATTCAATGGTTCAGGGGCTACAGGACAACCAAAATACTATGCTAATTGGGACGATAATACTATAGTGGTGGCTCCAACTCCTAATATAAATTACGCTACACAGCTAAATTATATCATTGACCCGCCTCATTTTACATCGACGAATACTACCTATCTATCAACCTATCAGGATGCCATGCTTCTTTATGGTGTGTTAGTAGAGGCTTTTTCATTTTTAAAAGGCCCGATGGATATGTACAACACATATAAAAACATGTATAATGAGGCAATAAACTCTTTTGTTCTACAACAAACAGGTAGAAGAAGAAGAGCTGAATATGATGATGGTGTTCCAAGAATAAAAGTGGCGTCACCATCACCTTAATATAGGAGCAAATTATGGCAATAACTACTAACGCAATAGCAAACTCTTTTAAAAAAGAATTGCTTGAAGCAAAACACGACTTTACTCAAACATCAGGAGATCAATTTAAAATTGCACTTTATACAAATTCTGCAACTTTAGGTAAATCTACAACTTCATTTACTACAGACCATCAAGTGAGTAATACTGGTCAATACACAAGTGGTGGAGGAAAATTAGCAAAAGGATCACAACAAACATCAGTAGCATCGAGTGTTGCTATTGTTGATTTTGCAGATAGATCTTTTACAGGAGTTACTTTAACTGCTAGAGGTGCATTAATTTATAATACATCAAATTCTAATACGGCAGTTGCAGTTTTAGATTTTGGAGGAGACAAAACAGCTACAGCTGGAACTTTTACAATTCAGTTTCCTGCATTTACTACAAGTGCTGCTATACTTAGAATTAGTTAGGAGATTAAATGGCGTTTGTAATAAACGATAGGGTAAAGGAAACTACTACCACTACCGGTCAAGGAACATTAAATCTTGCTGGAGCTTCACAGGATTTTATTTCTTTTGTATCAGGAGTTGGAACTACTAATTCAACATTTTATGCTATCGTAAATACAGGAACAGGAGAATTTGAAGTAGGTATTGGTACAGTAACTGATGCTTCTCCTGATACGCTTTCAAGAGACACTGTGCTATCTAATTCAGCAGGTAATACCTCTAAAATAGATTTTGCTGTAGGAACAAAAGATGTATTTTGTACTGTGCCAGCAAATAGAACGCCTTCCCCTGGAATGGCAGCACAAGATTTTGTAATGAATCAAGCGTCAACTCTTTCACAAGATCAAACATTAGATTCAGGAGTTTTAGCAGGACCTGTAACAATTACAGGAACACAAACAATAACAGGGACTTTAGTAATAGTATAATGTCAAAAATAGAAGTAAATGAAATAGATGTACAATCAGGCACTACAATTACTGTAGGATCAGCATGTAAATCAGTTGCTGTTCCAGGGAATGTTGTAAAAACAAATGCTGTACAAGCGTCTGATGCAGGTAATATTATTAGTCAATCTGGAACTACGATTACAATTGGAGCTTCTGGTGATACAGTAAGTTTAGCAAGTGGGGCATCACAATCAGGATTTGGAAGATCAGGATCAGTGGATTGGCAAACAGGAAGTCTTAAAACTTCTACCTTTACTGCAGCTGATGGTGAAGGGTATTTTGTAAATGCAAGTGGTGCTATAACTATGAATCTACCAGCAGGAACTGCTGGAGCTATTGTTGCAGTTTCTGATTACGCAAGAAATTTTGCAACACATAATTTATCAGTTACACCAAATGGTTCACAAAAAATTGGTGGAATAGCAGCAAACGCAACATTAAATGTAAATGGTCAAGCAGCAACTTTTGTTTATGTAGATGATACTAAGGGTTGGGTTAATGTGCAAAATGCTGAAGATACTGAAATAGGTGCTGCATTTATATCAGCAACGGGTGGATCGGTGGCAGAATGTGGTAATTGCAAAATTCATACATTCACAAGCCCAGGAACATTTTGTGTTTCACAAATTTCACCTACTCCTGCTAACAATGCCGTGGCTTATTTAGTTATAGCTGGAGGTGGAGGTGGTGGAGGTGGTAATCCTCCAGATGCTTCTTCTGGTGCAGGAGCTGGTGGTTTTAGGGAAGGAAGAAATAATCCTATTACTCCATATACAGCAAGTCCTCTAGTAACTTGTGGACACACAGTTTCGGTGCAAGGTTATCCAATAACAGTTGGTGCAGGTGGTTCTGGAGGCCCTTCAGGTGCTCCAGGTAATGAAGGATCTAAAGGATCAGATTCAGTTTTTTCATCAT